TCCTGATAATGCTGTTAAATTATAAGAAGTCACAAAATCATCATATTTTAAATATCTTTCGACATAATAGTTACCAGAATCTATTATAATTTTTGCTGGTCGTGGTATTGTTAAATCATAATAAATTGTTCCAGATATTTCTAATTTCTTTTTAGTAAGTATCTGTGATAAAAAATATTTAGTTTCAGTTTCTGTATTAACTTCACTTACAATATAGTCACCAATTTTAAGTGAATCTGCTTCACTTGAAGATATTCTAATTCTTTTACCACCATCAAATGTAGTATTTATTAAAATACGTTTATTTATATTTCCAACTTTAGAAGAAAATGTTATTTCATTGCTTGATACATTTTCATATAAATTGTCGTCGATTCGTTTTTTATTTCCAAAGACTAAAGATGTTGTACTATTTTTAGTTAAATTAGAATCTTCATATATTTTCACTTTAACAACTTCTATACCGTTAAGATCTTTTGTTTTTTCAAATCCAGTATAATATGGATTTATAACAGTAGTCGCACCTGTTATTTCTTTATAATATAAGTCTTCTGATGTTATAACACCAGATTCCCAATCTTTATAAAAATTAGATGCTTTATATGCCGTAATTACATTTGAATTTATATCAAATACTGAAGGTCTATATGATATATTAGCACTTCCTGAATTTATAATCGGTCTAGTTATTGCATATGCACCAAATGTAATATACCAAGAATCACTAGTTAATTCTGAAAAATTATTTAGAGATACTAAATTAACGGTTGCACCATTTGATGCTTGTATTAATACTGAAGATACTGTTACTGTAGTATCTCCGTTTGAATCTATAGTACCACTAGAAAAAGTTAAATTTCCTATTTTATTAGAATTATTTTTTAAATATACAACGTTAGCCGTCAATGACGGTGAAAGATCTGCAACATTCCATATACCTTTGAAAGTAATAGTATTTGCAGATACATTTGTATTTTTAATTTTATAACCGGCAGACCATTTAACTTTAAATGTATTATCAATTTGTGCAATATCGCTAGATGCTGTTAATGTTAAAGTTGTTCTATTATTTAATGAATCATATGTTGATGATAAAAATTCAAAATAATATTTTGATATACCATCTGTTACATAAATATATTCATTTGCCATATTTAGACTAAAATCGTCATGTCTATTTTGTATAGTAATAGTATTTGCACTAACATTTGCTGATACCACATTGTATTGAAATATATTTTCAGATTCTTTATCTGGATGTGTATAATTAATTATTGTATTTCCAGAAGAAGTTGAATAATTTTTAATTGTTGCAAATTTTGAATTATTATTTAATTCTATTAAAGAATAATTTGCAGTAATGTTTGCTTGAACTGCCGTACCATTTAATCTTATTCTATTTGAAAATAATCCCTCATTTGCAGTGCCTATAGTATTTTCATATTTAATAGAAGTATTTGCTAATAGATTTTGTTCTGTAGTAAATGTAGATTTTTGTGTATATGTTAAATTTTCTAATAAATTAAATTTATATGAAAGGAAATCTACAGATTCTACAACATCATCTGGATTACATAAACTATGTCCAATCATATCGAATTCTTTAAAATCAGTAGATTCAAATGAATTTAAATAATCTGAATCTATTGATGCAAGTATTCCTAATCTTGAAGTATATGCATTTATAATTGAATCTATTGAATATGATATTCCAGTACCATCTACAACATCTGGAATTATAGCACCTGTTACAGATAATAGTAATTCAAAATCTGAAGAATTTTCAAAACTTATTATAGATTCTTTTTTAAGACCATTTGCATTAAAGTATTTTGAATATATTGGATCTGTCGATAATGCAGCATAATCAGAAAAATCGCCTTTTACTATAAGAACATCAACAAAAAATTCTGACATGTTATCATCTGGATCGATATACTTAGGAACATTTACTGTACCGTTATAATATTCTTTAGCAGATAAATCAAATTGTTTTTGTTTTTTAGATTTTTTAATTAAAATTGAAACATTATTTTGATTTAGATTTACAAATGACAATATAGAATTAGAAGCACCTACATATGTATTTACAACAGATAATAAATTATCTTGTGATGGTTTCCAGAATTTTTCTCTATCAAAAAATGAACTATATAATTCTTTTATTTTTGATGGATTAATAGCCGCAGGCGACGTTGAAAACGCTCTAAAATCCACTGTATCTGTACTATTTTCACTTTCATCTATTGGTAATAAATTTAAAGCAAGTATCGGACCTGTTTGTAATGCAATATCTATAGACCTATGAAAAAATGATCCTCTTTTTTCTAAAGAAGTATCAATCGGTCCATAAATTTGAAGTCTTTCAGTTGTGTCGGAAATTCTAGTTACTCTATTAAAAGGTCCAACTTTTGAAAATCCTATTAATAATCTATTTTCGGATAAATTAGAAAACACTCTATCTTCTTGTGTTGCATCAATTTCGAGTGTTGTTATTCCTGGTCCTTTAAAATTTGCTAAATTAATATTTGCCATTTGAAGTATCTTATGTTCTTTATTATCTATATATTTAAAAATAAAAAAGTCTAAAGTTGTTTAAAACATAACTTTAGACTTTTAAATAATAAAATAATTATAATGTTCTATTAAAATCCAGTTTGTGATAATCTACCAGCACCAGTTACTGTAACTTTATTAACAAATTTTCTTATTGGGAACGCTGGTTCAATTTCAATATCTACAATACCAAAACCTTGTTGGATTGTTTCTGGAACATTGTTTGTTTCATTCATTGTAACTTTAAATGCAGTAATACCACCATTAGTTTGTACGGTCTGTAAAAATGTTCTAATTCTATCAGATATTTCAGTTCTTAAATTTTCATCATTATATTTGAATAAATAACTTTCAAGAATATCTTCAATTGCATCTTCAATAGTTATTAATACATCTCTTAATGATAAATTATTAAATGCTGATCTTGTAGTTTGATATGCCATTAAATCGTCAAATATAACATAACCTGCATTTGGTTTAATAACAATAGGATTTAATCCAATTTCAACTAAATATGCTCTTTCTGCACTTGTAAAATTGTATTCAACAGTTCCAGTAGACCTAGATTGTGAAATTACACCATTTGGTAAACCAGCAACTGGTAAAAATTGTTGACCGTTTAAAAACTTCTGAACAAATCTATTAGAAATTGCTGCAGCTGGTGGCACAGGGAATATTCTTCTGTTTTCTCTAACCATTGGATAAGATATAAAGAATCCTGCGTATTTAGAACCATTTGCCTCTGTTGGTAATGAATATCTAATGCTTGGACCAAGACTTAGATTTCCACCATCTTTAATATATTGTACATTTAAAGTTGGTTTTGGATTTCCAGTGGCCGGTGATGGTGCATCTGTAAATCTTGGATTTGTAGATTCTTTAAATTCTTTAATAGATGGTGCATTCATGATTGCAAGACATTTTTGTCTATCTTTTGCAAGTCTAGTCATTATTGATTTAGGATAAGACTCCGCTGCAAGACCACCGCTAAATGTATCTACAATATATCTAAATTCTATTTGTTCACTATCAGATAATGCTTTAAATAAATTAGTGCCCGGTGACATAACTTCAATAATTTTTTCTAATTGTGATTGTTTATTTAAAAAATTTCCAGGTATATGGAATGCGCCCATTTGGAATCCAATAAGCGAATGTAAATTATAATTGCTTACAAAATCCTCAAATTTCTTCATTCTATAAATTTCTTCACCAGAATTGTTGACTATGTAAATATCATTTGCTGCAGTTATTGTATATGATCCATCTTCATTTTTAACTTTTCCAATAACTTTTGTTAAATAATCAATATATTCAGTATCTTTAAATATTTGAGTCATCAAATAATCACCAATATTAATTAATGCGCCATTTGCTGATGATATTTTCACTGATTTTTGGTCAGTTGATTGTGAACCTGTAATAATTTTAATTGCTTTAATAATATTTTCAGCACCAGTTTTTACAGTAAATGTTCCATCGTCTGCCGGAGACCCTACAGAAGATGTTGCAGATAATGCAGATGTACTATAGAAACTTATTTTAGCAACAGGTATACCATTAGTATCTTCAATTTTTTCAATTTTAATATATTGTCCATCTGAAGTTTGATTACCATTTATAATAATACCATCTAATGCATTTTTATAAATATCATCACCAGCATAAGAATATAACGTACTAGCAACATTTGCAACGTGTACCGGTGACGGATTGTAATCAAAACCAAAGAAATAATTTGAATCTGCATTTTGTAATACATAATAATCTGAAACTATAATATCATGTGTTACATTTGAAATACCTGCAGATACTAAAGATGTAGATAATCCGTCAAATGCAAGATTTGCAGTTGACCCGATAGAATCTACCGCAACATTTGAAACTCTTGCATATAATCCAGAAACTGATGAATTTGCAGTAGATTTTGGTTTAAAATATACTTGAGCACCAAGTTGAGGTCCACCTTTAGTATAAGATGTTACAGTAATATTATTTGCAGATAAATCTGTATTATCAAAAGAATATTTTAAATTTGTTTCTTCGTTATTTTTATTTTTATTTCTAGATGTTAAATATAAATAAGTTCTTTCATCACCTTGTGCATTGTTTTCATTTTTTTCAAAATAATCTACAATTGAAAAATATGTAACATTTGCTGATATTCCAGTAGTTTCATAACCGTTAACAATTGCTTCACCTAATTTAATATTTTCTAATATAGTATTATATTCTGCAAGTGCAATAGTTTCAGAATTAAGCGGTTTTTCAATTTTAATTCTGTTATTTAACATACCTTTATCAGTTGTAGTATAAAGTGATACAACTTCAACATTTGTTAAACTAGATGTTGTTAAAATACTAGATAAGGTATTTGCTGAAATTGCAGTACCATATGTTTTTTCATCTATTAAATTTTTTCTATATGATAAGAAATCAATATCAGTAACTTCATTAGATTCACCATATGCTTGTGCAATTTTATGTCCAATCATATCTACATCAGAGTCTGAACTTGATCTATTAGAATAATCTTCTAGCATTTCTTTATCAATTGTTGCAAATAAACCAAGAGATGTCACTAATTGATTAATTTTAGAATCAATCGACCAATTTTCATTATTACCATCTATTAAATCTGGAATAATTGAACCTTCTACTCTATTTAATAAAGTTACTGTTTCATCTGCTAAGAAGTTTTGAAGTTGACCTTTTTTAAGACCATTAAGATCAAAATATTTTGAATAAACAGGATCGGCAGATAATGTTTTATAGTCGCCCCAATCACCTTCAATTGCGATTACTTCTACAAAATAATCATTCATATAATCAAAGTCTTGAATATATTCTGGAACATTTCCTGCGCCATAAAATTCTCTTGCAGTTATATTAAATCCTCTAATATCAACTTTTCTAATTAATACTGATGTTTTAGTTTGTCCAATATTTGCAATTGATAAAATTTTACCAAGTGATGCGCCATTTTGATCAACTAATGCTGCGAAACTTTCTTCATCTAAATTCCAAAATCTTTCCTTATCATAAAAAGATGAATACAATGCTTTTGTTGTTTTAGAATTTTTAGATGCTGAATCAATAGAAAAAGATTTATAATCTACTAAATCTCTATCAAAAGATTCGTCTTGTCCATTATTTACTGGCAATAACGCCAATGCTAATGTTGGTCCAGCTTGTAGAGCAGTTTCTAAAGATCTATGGAAAAATGAACCTCTATTTTCTAAGAATGTATCCTTAGTTCCGTAAATTTTTTCTGCTTCTTTTTGGTCTCTTACTAAATATGGTCTATTAAAAAGACCTCTTCTTGAAAAACCAATAACCAATCTAGTTGTACCGATTGTAATCTGTGGATAACCGGAATCGTCAAATTCTACGGTATACACTCCTGGTGCTATAAATTGGCTAAGGTCTAATGCGTTGTTATCTGCCATTTTAAGTTACTTATTGATTTTCTAAATTTATGATATACTATATATATTTAATTCTATTTTAGGATTGATTATACAGTAAAAACCTAAATCAGAATTAACAGTACCATCTATGTTTTTTATATTTAAAATCCAAGATTCGACAAATGCTTTTATTCCAAAATGCTGAAATAATGTTATTTGAAAATTTCTAACTTCTTCAGTTTTCATGTTTTTTGCAAGAGACCTTAAATGATTTTCATTTATGTCTTCAGGTTGCCATATTTCAACATAATCACTGATTAAATAATACATTTGCTCAGGATCTGATTTCCAAAGATATTTAAACATTTCAACCATTTGGTCAATTTTTAAATAATCACCAATATCATTTCTTGATTCTATAAATCGGTCTGGCGATATTTCAGCAGTTACTATATGGTCACCATAATATCTTGCTGCTTCTATATTATCTGCAAAATAAATACCAATACCTTCTTGCATATTTCCACTCAAATCCATGTTTTCTATTTTAATTTCTGTAGTACCATGATTATCGGCATGATATACTGTAATTAAATTAGAATCATTATAATCTTCGAATAATTTTATATAGTTTTTCATAATTAAATATTAATGGAAGAATTCTAAATAATTTGAAGGTTGCAATTCTTCTATTTTTGTTTTAACATCATCCATCATTTGTTTACCTTCTGATTTTAATTCAGCAGTATTTAATGATGCGCCACCCGGTAAATTCATAGTGATAATAGTTGTCATTCTACCAAGAGATAATAATGCAGCACCTCTGACATAATCGATGAAAAATGGGTCATCGTATAATGATTCACTTGGAATTTTAACATAAGTTTTTAATACTAAATCAGTTCTAGGATTTGAACCTTCTATAATTAAATTATGTGTATTTTCATTATAATAATATCTTATCCAATCTCTGATAAATGCTTTTGATAAATCGTAATAACTTGCGTATACTACACGATTTAAAAGTTCATCAGATGAATACGATCCTAAAAATACGTCAGCTGCTATTAATCTTGATATTGAAAGGTCAGTATCACCGATACCGATTCTTGATGCACCAAATGTTTCTCTGCATTCTGTTACAGAAATTACACAATCTGGTAAAGGGACTTGTCTAAATTCTTTAAAATTATTAGTTTTAAAATAATCTTTTGGTATTATATAATATCTTGATTCTACAGCTCTATCATAATATCTATAAAACCATCTTTCTGCATCTAATATTCTTTCTGCAATTTCACCTTCTGATAATTTAACAGGTATACCATAAGATGAAGTCATAAATCTTTGAACATTTTGTATTAATTCAGATTTAGTCATTTTATATGAAATGTAAATATTTACTTTATATATTTACATTTCACTACGATAACTTTCTACTTCAATTCTATATTTAATACCATAAACCATATTATTTAAAATATTATAAATCTCTTCATAAAATTCGACTTGAGAATTTAATATTTCCATAGCTTTCATTGAATTTTTTAAATTACCTTCAATTATAATATTTTTTTCTGCTGCGGTATATCTATAACTTTTTTCTTCAGTATATGTTTTTAAAATTGAATATTTTTTATCTCGTACAGCATTTGTTTTTTTAATAACCATATTAACTAAATTTCTTTTATAATCTGATATAAATCCAAGAGCTGAATATAGTTCAACTTGAAGATCTGGAATTTTTTTAATATCTTTCATCATATTAGAAAATTCAGTTATTTTATTTTTCCATTTTTCACGGTCGGCACTAAATAATTTTTCTATTTTAGATTCGTCTTCAAAAGAGAGGTTTTGGTCTATATTTATTAAATTTTCCATTTGTTTTGCTATTAGTTATTATTTGATTTATTTCAATATTCGCGTATTTAGGTTCACCTAATTCAAAATGTATAGGTTCGGTATTTGGTGTAATATCAGATTGCAAAATAAAAAAACCATGTACTTTTATATCTTCTATTTTTATTTCATTACTTCTTTGTTCTTTTGTATCTGAAAATAACATCAAATAACCCTAAATTTACTTTTTTTCAACCAATTCTTCCTCCGACAATGATGCATCATCAGATTCCCATTTTAAAATTTCAGTTTGTCCAGAATCTGGATCTTCAGCAATTGTTTCAGTTTCAGGAGTTTCCACATATTCCATATTTAAAAAGTTTTCAAAAATATATTGTTTAATAGATTTTTCAAAATTCTTTTTCATGAAATCAGTATTAACACTATTCATAAAATATGCTACAATATCATCTACCGCATTATCAAAAGTATTGTAAATTAAATCAAAAGTAATTTTATCTATAAATTCTAATTCCATATTTATAGGAATATTTACATTCACTTTATTTTTTCTTTTTATTAATATTAAATCTATTGGATTTTGACTTTCTATTTTATTTGATTCTGTATTGCTAACATTTACATTATTATTCTTATTATTAATTCTTTGATTAAATGCAGCTTCTTCTTCTTCAGACATAATACCAAGTTGTTCTTCAATACTATTAACACCGGGTGCACTGCCATTCATTTTAGCAGCGTATAGCGGATCTTGTATACTAGATTTACCAACAGACATCATAATTTCATGAAATTGTTTTGATTCTATTTTGACATTATTTGTCATTATAAAATATAATGTATTACCATCTGGTGACAATTCATACGACTTTATTTCTGTAACTTGTCCAGTTTTTGGACCAGTTAAAAATTCATATTTATTTCCAAATACATCTAAGTATTCGCTATGTGCTTGTTCTTTGGTATACGGCATATTTGTAAATCCTAATTTTAAATATTTTATTATTATTTTTTTAAAAAGTTTTGTTCTAAATTTTCAATATACGTAATTAATTCTTTTTCATTAGGTTTCATTAAATCACGTAATTCATAATCTTTTTTTAATTGTTGTAATTGTAAATATAAATATTTTAAGCAATTCCTAAAATATTCATGTAATGTTAAATTTTGTTCTATAATATTATAATCAACCATATAAATTTCTGAATGATCTCCAATTTTATATCTTAAAAATTTATTAGTTTTTATATTAATTATTTTATAATAAAATATAACTTTACCAAAATTTTCAGAATCTACTGTTATATTAGTATTTAATTGTTTACCAAAAACGTCTATTTCTAATACATTATTCATAATTTTATTTTATAAATTTTTACAGGAAATTCTTCATTTTTATAAATATTTTTACGTTCTTCACCATGTTTCCAAAGGTAATTAGATTTATAATTTTTTTTACCAGGTTCTTTATATCTAAAATCATCAACAATATCTATTATATTAACCTTTTTTTTACCTTCTAATTTTCTCATACCACGACCAATAGATTGCTTAATTAATTTTTCAGATTTATAAGATTCAATTAAAAATACATTATGTAAATTTTTAATTGATATACCGGTAGAAAATGTACCAAATGAAGCTATTAAAATTTTATTATTTCCACTTTCCATTTTCTTTTTATAATTATCTCTTATATCACCAGGTGTTTGTCCATCAACATAAAAACATTCTTTATTATTATTATGTTCTTTAAGTGTATCTAATAACTTTTTACCATATCCTTTTTCAATAGATGAAAAAAGAACCAATGTATTTTTTGTAGTTTTTTCTAAAAGTTTAATTATAAATTTAAATCTTTTATTAGATGATACTACCAAATCTTTTTCTAATGCAAGAAGTTTAGATTTATCGAAATTTTTTCTACCGTGTAATTCTATTATCATTTTACGTTTATCTTCTGGCAAATAACTTAATTGAAATATTTTTACATTTACAGGTGTTGCAAAATTTTGATCAATTAATTCTTTAGGTGATATTTTATAAATCATCGGACCTAAATGCTCTTGTATTCCAAAACCTTCTGCATGATTACCAACACCTGTTGTGCCAGAAAGTCCCATTCTATATTTAACATTTACACATTTAGATAATACTTCTTTAACTGTCTTTGCATTTGCTGTATGTGACTCATCAACTAATACTGCATCAAATACTTCAAAATATTCAGAAGGTTTTTTAATTAATGATTGAAATGTACCAATTGAAATATCATATTTAGATATTTGTGCTTTTTTATGCTCAGATGTTTCACCGGATACCATAGTAATTTTTAAATTTTTACTATGTATATTATATTCTTGAAAATCTTCATATGATTGAAGCACTAATCCAACAGTCGGAACTATTATTAAAATTTTAAAATCTTGTTTTTGCTGTTCGTATAAATGTTGAATATATTTATAAATCATAAATATTATAAGTGTCTTACCTGCAGACGTCGCCATTTCCGCAATCATTCTACGATATTTAACAAATTTATAAACAGCTTCAATTTGATAATATCTTGGTTTAAATTCTGAATTTTTAAAATACTCATTAAAATAAGATTCTATATCTTCTTTTTTTATTGAAGAATCTATAATGTCATTTAAAAAAGATTTATTAATATTAAATTTATATTTTTCACATACATCTAATAATTCTCTCCAAAGACCAATTGGTATAAATTTATCTTTATATAAAAAATTAAAATAACCGTCCCAAACTTTTTTCTTAACTAAGGGATTATTCCAATGATTTTTAATTCTTTTCTTAAATGATATTTGCAATTGTCGTAATTCAATACTTGATGCTTGATCTATCGAAATTGCAGTATTATCATACATTAAAGATACTTTCAAGATATTTCCTTAATAAATTCTTCAAAATCTTTTTTTGTTCCTTCTGGATCAAACTTAAGAGAATCTTCAAATACTTTTAATGAATACCCATTTATATTAAGATATAACATTAATTGTTCTTTATCTTTTGGATACCATGTATTATTTTTTTCTTTAGATACTATTTTAGTATAAAAAAATTTGGGTGTACTTTTATGTCCTGTTTTTTTTAAAAATCTAACTATAGTATCTACAGAATTACTTGCATTAATTTTTTGCATATTTAAAAAATTAGCAACGTTTGGATACTTAATAGATAAAAATCTATTATACATGAAAAAATGCTTAGATTTTTCGTATTTAGTAATTTCGTCATTTTCTTTAGTAAACGACGCATTTATATATTCAAATAAATTCATATTATTTTTTGTTTTTTATACCAATAATTATATGTGCTAATTCATATTTTTGAATTTCATCTAATGTAAAATGCCAATCTTCTTGTTTTGTGTCTTTTGATTTAAGGTCTTTTCTAGTTAATTTGCATCTAGATGTAATATATTTTTCATAACGTTCTTGTGAACCTTCTAATTGTTTATGGTTAATACGGATTGCTTCTATATTGTCCCAAATTCCAGAAGATAATTGATGATACATTAAACCAGCTTCTTTGTATACAATTCTTTCATGCCCACCCAAAAATATAATAAAGCCACCAGACATTGCAACAGTTGAACATATAGTTCTAATTGGAGTTATTGATTGTGCTATAAATTCAGAAAACCCTAAACTTATATGTAAACTTCCACCGAAGCTATTAATATGTATTTCAATAGGTTCTCTTTCAAAATCTATAATATTTTCCTCTTGTATAGCATCATCATTGTTCCATTCTGCAATTTTTAATATTGCATCAGATACTGAATCTTCATTTATTTCACCAGTTATTATTAAAATTCTTTTGTTTTTTTTATCCATTTTCTAAGTTTAATTTTTTAATAAGTTCATTTTTTTCTCTATTATTAGATATAATAGTATTATTTTCAATGTAAGATTTAATTTCATCATTTGTTATGTTTTTGTCTTTAAATAAATTTTTCAATAATCTAATGTCATCATTTGAAAACTCACAGCCATTCAACCAGTAGTTTTCAAATGCTTCACATGCCAATGGAAATATAGGTTTAACCATTTTATAAATTGCATTAGCGTATTCTTGTATTTCATATTGTGCATGAGAATCCATTCTTAATTGTAAAAATCTAAATAAATTTAATAAATTAACTTTCCAATACCATTCAGTATAATTAGACAATGGTAGATTTATTCTAGCCAATTCTCTTGACATATCAGTATTTAAATAATACTTATATTCTTTAAAAGAATTTTCAGTAGATTCTTTCATTTTCAATTGCATTATCATTTGTGTAGATAATGAAAACTCACCATTGCCATCTGTGCCTTGTTTATTTGTTTTAGACTGAGTTTGTATTCTTTCAACGTTAGGTATATAAAACTCATCAGACATTTCAGAATATCTTCCTGAATATTCATTAAGTGACGCAGTTCTATGTCTGACCCATTGTCTAGCGACAAATATTGGCATTTTAGCATGTATTTTTATTTCAGCTTGTTCAAAAGGACTTGTATGCTTATGTCTCATTAAATATCTTATAAGACCCCTATCTTGATTTACTGTTTTTGTTCCTTTACCATATGATACTCGTGCAGCTTGAGTTATTGCAGAATCTCCTGTACCATCATCTGAAATTCTAGGCATTACATCAATTAATCTAACAAATCCATGGTCTAATACATCATTTTTTAGATTTTTGTCTTTTAATATATCTATCAATTTTAAATCCTTATGAAGTAATTAATTCTAATTCTTTTTGATTTCCTATAGAAACAATATCAATTTCCGTAAAATGAGGATGCCCGTCATATACTTTCCATGATTTCCACCATCCAATTTTAGGTCTTATTTTATAACAAGTTTTTGAACTGTCATATATTAAGTTTTCGCCTGTTGGCAAAATTGCCAAATATATTGGTTTTTGAATTGTAATATGTGATCCATTTGGAAAATGATATTCTAATGTTTTTTTTCCAGATACATCAGTAAATTTTATATCCGTATTATTTATAAATTCATTTAATATAGTATTTTCTGACATTATTAATCTCCAATTTTTATAATATTATATAATATTTTAGTTAATTAAAAATAAAAAGTTCTATATTTTTATAGTAATTTTTGGGTATAATATATTTATATTATGTTCAAATCCTACTATTTTAATATTTATTATTTTTTCAATATGCACTACTTCAACTTCAGAAATTTCAGATTTTAAAAAGTCTTCATGCTAATCAATTTTTATATTTTGCATTTCAACTTTAACATCATTATCTATTAATAATGTCTGCTCCCAAGTTTTTTCATCATAATTAAATTTTACTTTTATCCATTTTTTTGCATCTTTAGGTGCGTTGTATTGTGTGCTATTTGGTGAAAAAAATATACCATCAGATATAGGAATGTCATCTTGCTCTAATGAAATAAGTATAAAACCTTTAGTTCCAAGTGATTCACCAAGTATACCTTTGGTGACTAATGAATGTGCAATTAATGACATTAAATTAAAATGATAAACATTAATAAATATATATACTTATATATTAAACTTAAATTAAGGTAAATTAATGTCTAATACCCCACAAAATTCTGAAAATTGGGAAATACAAGATTGGGACAAAATAAAGGATACTATTAAAAAAGAAGACAATCAAAATGAAGATATTTCTTTAAATGACCTTGAACGTATGTTAAATACTACACCAGATATAGTTAAAACTATTACTGAACCAATAATTCCACAATCTAATGAACTTAATAAGTTATTTGATGACACATATAAACTTGCAAATACTAAAGCTAGAATTATTGTAAAATCATTAGCAGCATTTTATTTAGATACCGATCATCTTGAAGAAGAATATGTAAAAAGTAAAATTAAACAAGATGTATTAAATTTTAGTTCTTATATGTATAGCATAGAACAAAATCGTGAAATGATGAATGAAATTATGCGCGAAATAAAAACTGGTAATGTAAACCCTAGAATGTTTGAAGTTTACGCTACTTTACAAAAAGCAAATCTCAGTTTAATTAAAGATAAAAAACAGTATCAACAAATTATGGAAGCTGAATACGAAAACTTCAGAGACTCAGTTATTAAAAAATCTAATAGAATTGAAGGATTTGATGGCAAAGCTATAGAAATTGATTTTGATGAAGATAATGATAACGTATTTAGAGGCAGTAAAAATTTAATTAGTTCACTCTTAGACGACGCTGATGATATTATAACTGATAATATATTAAACCATGAAATTCCAGACAATAATGAAGATAATATAGAACTTCCAAATTATGATGAAAAAGAAGATTAAAAATGGCAAATCAAATTCCAACTTTTAAAGGTAGTCTAGTTTCTACACTTATCCAAAAAAAGGACGATAATAAAAAAGACAATGCAAGTGTTTGGTCTACGGCAAAAGTAGAAGAAGCTATGCTATATTTAAGTAAAGGTAAAAAACCTCCGATTGGTAATCCATTTTTTGAAAGAAAATTTGGACAAAGAAAAGCCAATCTAGTATTTGAATATACTCCACAAGAAATAGAAGAATTAAAAAAATGTAAACGAGATATATTTTATTTTGCAGAAAAATATTGTATGATTAAAACCGATGAAGGTTTATATACACATTTTAATTTAAGAGACTATCAAAAAAATGCACTACAAGTAATACAAGATAAACAAAAGATAGTGTATATGGCCTCGAGGCAAATCGGAAAATGTTCACAACCTAATATATACATAGACTTACAAAATCCAAACGGAGAAATAAAAAAATTTTTATTTTCAGATTTTTTTTATGATTTTATAGATAAAAGTTTTTTTGATAAAATAAAAAAAGCATTATGGAAAATATATTCGAAACTAGACTTTTTAAAATATATTATTTTAATATTAATTCAATTAATAGAATATTTTGAATATAAGAATTATGACGAATCAGAAAAAATAGTAAAAACTATAAAACTGCCAGACGGTTATAAAATAAAAACAGATACCGGATTCAAAAGCATTTCACATATACATCAGACCAAGCGTTTTCAGAAGTTTAGAATACAAACAAATTCTGGTAAATGGTTTGAGGGTGCAGATAAACACATATTTTTTGATGAAAATATGAATGAAATATTTTTAGATCAATTATCTATTGGTAGTTTAATACAAACTGAAGATGGCTTAGAAAAAGTAACATATATAAAATCTTATAGTTCACGAATTGGGATGTATGACGTTACAGTAGATGATAAAAATCATAGATTTTATACAAATGGAATATTGAGTCATAATACTATTATGACTTCACTTACTTTATTACATTATATATGTTTTAATGTAGAAAAAAACGTGCTTTTGGTTGCAAATAAAGGTGATACTTCAAAAGAAGTTATGAATAAAATGAAAGAGATTTATGTTAGATTGCCATTTTTCATGCAACCTGGAATTGAAAATTGGGCAGTTAACTCTGTAAGTTTTGATAATGACTGTTACATTCAAGCAATTGCAACGACGTCTACACCTGCTATTGGTTTTACTATTGACTTTTTGTATATTGATGAGTTTGCGCATATACCTCCGAATATTGCAACATTATTTTGGAAATCTGTAATACCTACTATGGATGCAGTTAAGACGTCTAAAATGGTAATAACGTCTACACCTAATGGTATGAATTTATTTTATGACGTGTATACTGCTGCTGAAAAAAATCTTAATGGATATACGCCTATTAAAACATATTGGCATGAAGTTCCAGGTCGTGATGATATTTGGAGAGACGATAAAGTTGCTGAACTTGGTAATGGTAATATGGATTTAGGATTTGAATTATTTAATCAGGAATATGATTTACAATTTATAACTGATTCTATATTACTTATAGATAATGATACGTTGAATGTATTGAATAGTAAACAAATGTATTTCAAACATCAAGTTATAGATGAACTTGAAGATTCAAGTTTAGATTATTCAAAACTTAAATGGCATCCAGATTTTGAAGAATTATTAAAAAATAAAGAAAATATGCAATTTATTTTATCTATAGATTTGGGATATGGTATGCTTAAAGATTATTCAGTTATTAATATATTTAATATAACAACATTATCTAATGATGAAATAATGAATATGAACAATGCAAAAAGTGAAATTGATTATTTAAAATTAAAACAAATTGGTTTATACCGAAGTAATGACCAAGAACCAAAAGAGGTTGCAAATATTGTAATGGAAATAGTAAAATTTTTAGGTATTGATAATACTCTTATTAATTTTGAAGTTAATGCAGCAGGTGATTATTTTTATAAATGTCTTGAAGAAGATGATGAATTTTTTGATGACCTTGTTATTCAAACAAGTCATTCTAAGATTGCAAAAATTCAAAGACCTGGTGTTAAAACTACGAATCAAAAGGTAAATTATTGTAAAGAACTTAAAACACAATTGAGATACGGCCAAGTTGAAGTTTATGAGTGGGAAACAATTGAAGAACTTAAAGTATTTGGTATGAATAAAGATAAAACATCATACGAAGCAATGAAAGGACATGATGATATAGTAATGTCGATGGTTATAAATATGGGAATCAAACAAAGTTTTAATTATTCTGAAGTATTGAAAGATGTTTTAGAATTATATAGTAAGGAACAATTGGATCTCATTTATGAGAAATTATCATTTTCAGAAAATACTGAACAAATTGATTATAACCAAGCATTTGAATATGCAGACCAATTAATAAATAGACTACAATATAAGAGTGAAAATCCTTTAAGCGGTTTTAATAATTTTAGTGTTTAAACATCTAATAAAAATTGACCAATATTTGGGAATTGTGGAAGTGGTGCAGGTATTCTTTGTATAGGATATGATTTCCTAACTTCTTCTGATATAAGTTTAGTATTAGAATTTTTATTTATTTTTGTATTATTCATAGTTTCGGCAGTTTGTAAATTTGTATCTACTTCTTGCACATTTGGTTTTTGTGAATTTTCTTCTTTTAATATTTCAATTTCATGATATGTTTCTAAAACTTTTTCATGTAAGTTATTTATAATTTCTTTAACTTCTATTATTTCTGTATTTTCTTTATTCATAAATTTAGTAGTTAATGAATTTATTATAGTTTCATCAAAAATGTTAGTATTTTCATTTGATGTAAAATCGGCATTTGCAATATATTCATTGGTCTTTTGTATTTCATTATATAAATTAGATATTTCAGAATTTATATTATTAATATTTAAAGTACTTAAATATTCATTATACGTTGAACCTTCTAATATAGATTCATTATAAACAGGACCTTCAATATTACTAATATTTACGCCAGATACATTTTCAATATTTTCAATATTTTGTATATCGGTATTATTAGTATTTTTAAACACTTGAGTTATTTCATTAAATATATTTGATATTTCTTGTGTAATATTTTCAATGGAATTAGAAGATTCTGTAGTATTCTGTATATTTGTAATAGGTGTATTAACACTTTCAAAATTATCAAAAAATGATTTTTGAATATTTGTAGATTCAATATTATTTATAATATCTTGAAAATATGTATTTGATATATTTTCAAAATTTATATTTGCAAATTCTGATTTATTTTCAAAGACCTGTTGTAATTGTGTTGCTAAATCATTTTTAAAAGATTCAATTATATTTGTATCGGTGTTTGATATTATTTTTTCAAAATATTCTGTTGGTATAAATTCTTTTATTTTTTGAAAAATAGTATTTTCAGTTTCCAATAATTTTTCAGAAACTGTATTTATAATAATACTATTTCCATCTGAAAATATTAAATCTTTTTTTTCTTTAATAATTTCTATTAAATCTACTATATTGATACCTTCAGAAATTTTTTCTATTAAAATAGGGTCTGTTTTAATATATTCTATAATTTTCTGAATTTCAGATTCTGGAATTTGTGCATTATATTCTAGAATTTTTTCTGGAATTTCATCTACAGATTCAATTTTTAATAATGATAATGATTCTAAATTTGAAATAGTATCTTCTGAAAATATATCACCAAAAGAAAATATAGATTCTCCAATTTCTGAAAAATCTATATTTAATGATGGGAAAAGATCTTCTGATTTTAATATTTTTTCTAAATATTCAAACATATTAAGATATTATTGGTGTTATATTTTCATAGATATTTAAATCTAATTTTTTTGGTAAATTACAAACTTTTACATTTTCAAATTGTATAAGTCTTACGTCGTTTTCGCAGTCTAAAATTAAAATTTCATTATGTGCTGATTCTGTTATTTTATGTGAAATTACACAACCTAAATATGTCAATCCATCTTTTTTACTTTTTACAGAAACCCATGTGCCTTTTTCAAATCCTTTATTTTTAAATGATTTGTTATTTTCTTGTATAATATCAATAAATGTTTTAATATATTTTCTTTTTAACATATTATCCTAAATCTATTTCTACATATACCCATTCATCTGTAGTATATAATTCAATTTTATTTGATGCAATTCCATATTTTGAGACCAATTCACGTTTCATTCTTTGTGATTCTTTTATATCAATGTATCCTGGTGTTTCTTTACCAACATTTCCATGTTCTCTTGTACTAAAAATTATAATACCATCTTCTTTTTCAATAGACCAATTGCCAAAATTATCTTTAACATATTTAATAATACTATCGATTAAATGTATTTGATCCTCAAATTTTTGTGATGCCCTTGAGTCTTCTTCTTTTTTAATGTATAACGATTTAATATAAGAATCTATAAATGAATAATCCGATGGTATACCTGAATCTTCATCCCATATAACACCTATAGCATATTTATCATTTGGATCGGATTCTCTACCACCTGTAATTTCCTTAAGCGTTCCAAATTCTAAAACTCTGTCATACGTTCTATTTTTACCATTTTCAAATTTTTTATTATATGATACTTTATTATGAGAATAAATTATTATATCCTCAGTATTGAATGATTCAAAAAGTGTAAAGTTTTTCATATTATTTTCTTATTATTTTAACAAATTTCTGGATACAATAAAGTAACATTTCCAAACGTTTGGCCTCCTGTATATCTAACACGAACTGTTAAATTACCAGTTCTTGTAGTAGGTCCAAACGATATTTTTCTAATAGTTGCATTTGGAATTCCACCAGAATAATAAGTCAAATCTAATGCAGGATCTCCGTAATCAACAGGTTTAAATCCATTTGCAGGGTATGCTTCATTTGCATCAACCCAATCTGTTCCAATTGAAGGCGTATCATTATTTCTAACTCTTGCTTGTATGTCAAAGTTAGATGTCATTGTAGTACCATTTAAGAAATCTGAAAATACTGTACCATTTGTACCATTTAATTGAACAACAACGTAGCTTTCACCTTCAATATAACCTAAGTTAAATTCATTCCAAGACGAGTCTGAAACTTCAGGTATTACATTTGATTTTACTACGTCTTTAAATGATATTGTTCGGTCTATTGTACCTATTCTAACAAACACATTTCCAGTTCTTTCTACAGTCCCAAAAGTTGCTCTCCTATAATTTGGATTTTCTTCCATCCATGATAAATCAAGCGCTGCGTCACCATTATCTACTGGATTTGCAATATTCGCAAAATTATATGACTTATTAATATCCAACCAACCAGTAGATTGGTCAACATTTGAATTATTATTTACTTTAATATACATTTTTAAATTAGATGTAACAGTAACACCGTCTAATAAATCATATCCGATACCTGCTGTATTTCTAATTTCTACATTATAAAATTTCTCTGCGTCAACTTCACCAATATAAAATGTTGCCCATCTATAAGTTGTTGAATTATTATCATAATTTGGATATGGTATTAAGTTTCCTGAAAAATTAATACCAGAATTTACATTTGCATAATTTATTTTAGGATAAAAATATCTATCTCCAAATAATTGAAGTTCATCGTTAGACATTATATTTGCTTGACTTTGTGCATCAGTATATGTATTACCCCAATCTACATTTGCAGTACCTGTCGGATATAATCCAATGCCAGAATATAATCTAACGTTTGCCTCTGTTGTAAATGAATCCACTGGAAATTCTTGCGCTTCAGTTATTAATGAAAAAGATTCATTTAATGCATTATATCCAGTTATTTCAAATTGTGGTGATGAATCTATTATATTTGCTGCAACATTTGCTGCAACATTTCTTAATTGAATAATTGGACCATCTGATGTCGGTGTTGCCGGTAGTGTAAACGGTGGTCGATTAGATACACTTAAAATTTCAGTATTAGCAAAATTAATAAATTTATCACTTTTCATTATTTCAGAACTAATAGAAGCAATATTTGTATTATTATAAAAATATCTAACAGCATCTTTTAAATCAAAATCAAAAAATATTGTATCGTTCTCTTTTAATACAGGTACACCTGATAAATATTTCATACTTGTATAAACATTCGCAATATAATTTTGGGCGTTTGCGATATTTGGAGTTCTATTATTTTCAACATAAAATACAATTTCACTATTTGCAGTTGATGATAAGTGTGTAAAATTAAATCTATATGAATTTGCAGATGGTGTTAAATTAGATAATGTAACAGCATTTGCATATATTGAATTATAAAATCCTTTATAACCTGATGTTGTTCCATAATGATCGTCTCGCTTTACTGTAAAAGTATATACATTTGAAATATCGTTGACCTGTATCACGTTTGGTTTAATATTTGGTACTGTGGATAGGTCAATTGCATTTGTGGTGTATGACGTATCCGGTGTATATAAATATGATTTCAAAGTTCCAGAATTATATGGAATAAATCTTTCTGATGATTCTACTTCAGCATTTGCACTATCTGATATAATATATGTTGCAACATTTCCATAACCTAAATTTGAAATACCACCACTTGAATTTGGTGTAAGTAAAGTCATAGATACTTGTGATATATTATTTGGCTTTTTCGGTGCAAAAGAATTTATAAATTTTGATATATCAAAAAATGCGTCCAGTAATCTAGTATTTGCACTCCACTCTTCAAAATAAGCATTTATCCATGCTCCATCAGTTGGGTCTGATCCGACATGTGAAAATACAGCGATATTTGAATTTGTCATGCCACCGATAGAAGTAAGTGCATTTATATTAATATCATTATAAATTGAAGTTGAATTTGAAATATAAGTATATGCAACTTTATATAAATTATTATCAAATACTAAAAGTTGGTCTTTTAAATATAAAGTATTAGTAGACCATCTAAAAACTTTAGATTTTAAGTCTTCGGCAAATTGTTCAGGTGATATATTAAGAGGTGCTTGACCTTCATAAAAATCAGTAATTGGTAATGGTCTTAAAACATCTTGTAATGTTGCATTTGGAACTACTAAAACAAAACCTAAAAATACATAACCATTATCAATTGATGGAACTGGTATGTCTGACCTAGATATTCCTTTAAATACTTTAAAATCTACACCATAAAAATTATCAGAAGAATCAATAGATGTTAAGTCACCTTTAACTGCTATAGCATCAAGTCTTGACCAATTTCCAACATTAGAATCTATTGTTATACTTGAATCATCTACATCTACTGCCGAATTATATTTATATGTTCTACCTTTAATTCTAACTTTCCCAGCAGATACATTTATTTCTGTAATAGATACACCAGAGGTACTTAAAGTCAATCCAGATAAAATTCCGTCTTGTCTACCAAATGCAACAGGTTGCGTATTATCTTGTGTAAATATTTCACCTTCTGTAATATTTAAACCTAGTTCTGCATTATAAATTGTATTATCTGTCCAAAGTGATGCATCGTCAACGTGATTTGTTCCAACTGGTGGAATATCAGGTCTAGCATTACTTAAAATTTTTTCAGTTCTTCTAACTAAATTTTTGGTAAGTTTCTTTGCCATTTGAAAAATTATTTCCGATTTATTCTTTATATATTTGAAATTAGTTTAGAGATTTTTCAACACCTTTAACTTCTTTAGGCATTTTCATTCTTAATCTATCTTCAATTATAATTTTAAAATTCTTAATTATATCTTTAAGAACTTTATTATGTTTAAAATTTTTAGAAGATACAATTTTCCAAACACTTTCAAAAGTTTTAATACTATCTAAATCGTCAATTCCTAATAATATATTGATTATTCTTTTAGGATTATCTGTTATTTTAGTATATGTATTTTGTATTTTTTCATATTTAGGTTTTCTAATACCTTCATTTTGTTCGATCACTGTCCATAATCCTGCATTTTTAACCATTCTATATCTTGTATAACTTTGAATATCATCTTTTGTAAAATATCTTTGGTCTATGTCATATTTTACTTTATTAAAATGCACAGACTTTGCAACGGCTTCTATTAAAGCATTTCTATAAAGACCTTTATAATTTGATTCAGTTGGTCTAGGTGCATGATATATAAAAGTACCCCAGTTTAAATTAGTAACTGGTATTATATCAACTTGTATGTATCTACCTTTTCTTATTCTTAATCTTGCAGAAATAACACCGATGATTGAAAATACTCTAGATCTTATTTTAAGTTTTTTTAATCTATTTTGAATATTTTGTAATACTTTATCAATATCTTTAGGATGTGTTAAATTTATTGAAGAAAATGCGTCCATTTTAACTATAACATCTATATCATTAATTTTAGTAACACCTTTTTTTCCATTAAAACTTCCAACAATTGCCCATTGGTTTGAATTTAAACCAAGTTGTTGTTCTAATAATTCAATAACTTCATCTTTAATTTCATTAGAATTTTTAGCTGTAAAATTACTTAAATCTTTGAAAGCTCTACCGCCTTCAAAGATTTTTTCGTTTTCTTTAAATTTATTATATTCTTCAAATAATAACATTATTTAACCTCTGTTCCTGATATACCTTTTACTGATACATCTAAAGGTTTAATTGTTAAAAGTTTTTTGTCTTTATCAATTAATGTGATTTCAGTCCATTCACCTTTAGAATTTTGTTTCCCAGATACAAATGTTCCAGTAATTTCTTCAAATGTTTTTGCATTTGTTAATTGCAGAACATCACCTTTTTTAATTGGAACTTGTAAACGTGGACCTACATTCATTTTAGGTTCTACTTGATTTCTAGTAGTATTCATACCTAAAAGTTTAACGGTAAATGATGCATTTCCAAATGCATGCATCCACATACCACCTAACATAGGATGTAGATAACCTTGACTTGCATTTATTTCATTTAATTGTTTAAATTCCTTAAATTTTTTAATCTGTGTCATTAATATAGATTTCTTTATTATCTATATATTTTGATTCTCCGAGTTATAAACTCAGGTAATATAGGTCGGCCTGATATTTTAGTTTTTAATATATTATAAAAACCTTTATCTAAAATATATGTTTCACAATAATCATCTTTACTTCTAATAGATCTTCCAATGCCTTGAACAAAATTTATACAAGTTTCCCACAAATACCAATTTTTATCTTTTTCAAATCTTTTATTAACATATGAATCACCTAAATTAAGATATGGTATTTTCATAAATATTTGGCATCTAGACATATCATCTTTCATATCAAGACCTTCCAATATTGATGGTCCCGCTATGAAAAAATTCTTTTTACGTCTTAACTCTAAAATAAGCGCATTTTTTTCAAGTGTGTTTTTATAAAATCTAATTTTTTTATTACTTTTAGTATGTGTTTTAAGTAAATCTGAATTAGTCGAAGAACCTGTATGAATTATTCCTGATGCATGTTGACTTACAATTTCATCAATTTTTTCGACTTGCATTTTTATAGTTTCATTTTTTTTATTATACGACATATCATAATTTGGATAAAATATAATAGGCGAATTTTGATAATTAAAAGTACTAGGTATTTCTATAATTTTTGTATTTTTTATACCTAAATGTTCTACAAAAAAGTTATGATTTAAAAATGTTGCTGAAAGAAATATACCAAAATCATATAATTTATGGAATACTTTTTTCATCATATATGAAGGTTCAAGACAATATAATTCTATATTATTATTTGAGTATTGTTTATGTAATAAACCTTCTGGGTCATTTTTAACTACATTAATATAATCTTTAATTTTTATATAATTATCATTTATAGATTTAAACATTTTTAATAAATAAATATTTTGATCTGGTATCTTCATATCTTTATTTGAAATTTCTTCATTTTCATTTAATAATATTGGATAACCTATTATTAATTTTTCTAATAATTGTTCTAAATATTTTAAAGATATTAATATATCTTTTGCAGGCATATCTTTTTTTAAGTTATTGAAAATTTTTTGAATTTTATTAAATAATATATTTGGATCTTCATTAGAAATTTTATTTAATCTATTATAATCAATAATAGGTTGTACATTTGTAATCATTTTTTCATTAATCTTTGGGGAAAAATGATTAGAAACTATATTAACAACATTATGCGCTTCGTCAAAAAATACAAAATTTCTTTTTTCAAATAATGGATTAGTTTGATTTGGCGTAACATAATGTTGTTGCATTAGCCAATAATTATAATTTAATATTGAAGTTGAAGCTATACCTGCAGCATCTCTACGACTATAATAGGAACAATCTTGATAACATGGTAATGCCCTTCTTTTATTTCCTGTTATATTTTTAAGAGTACAATCACTAGTACTCATTTTATTATAATTTATATCACACGTATAATTATCTAATCCTTTAACAGAAACATATGGAAAATTAAAACTTTTTATGTCATCTTCATATTGGTCCTGTAACGTCGTATCTGAAGTTAAAATATAACCATTTTTATTAAATGACTCATTTAATATTCTAGCCGCAAACATAGATATTATAGATTTACCAGATCCTGTTGGTGCATCAATTATAATATTAGATTTTGGATTTTGAATATATGATTCAATAATATGCGTTATTGTTTCCCTTTGAAATTGTCTAAATTCAAAATTTGGAAACAGTCTATCTATTTCTTTTTGTATATCCATATTATATTTTAGTAAATAAAATTACTAAAGTTTTATTTTTTTAATCAAAAAGCTCGATTGATTTGCCTTCTTTGATAATACGTTTAAATCTTTGTTGAGGTGGAACACCTGCAACCATTATACCATTTTCAAAATAATAAAATCTACTTTTATTATATTCTGCTACCATATTATTTGGAATATTAAATTCTTCATATACTTTATCTCTTATTTCGCGTGTAGGTAAATCAATATATTTTCCTACAAGTCTTGCAAATTCATGATTTTGAAATTCAATTTCATCTCTATCAAAATCTTCAATTTTACAATATAATGCTTCACCAAATTCTGAAATAAACATTCCTGTAGAAAATCCAGACAATCCATGTCTTCTTACATATTGATCAGCATTACACCAAATATAAATTACATTATCTTTTTTCATTTTAATTGAGGATATTACTAATTGACTATTAAATACTGTCAAATATCCAATTAATCCTGTAGGTAAACCATGACCCAAAAATATTAATCTATCATGTGAGTCGATTAACTTAGCTAAAGCAAATGCGCTCTTTTCAGCAACATTTAAAATGGTAACATCTTTTATACCAGCATATATTGGTTTTAAAAAATCTGTGGTTTTATCTTCTAAATGCAATACTAATGTTTTCATTTCTTCAATTCCTATTTATTATACTAAAAAATTATTTTCTAATTTCTCTAATTCTACATATGCTTCTTGTATTAATTTATTTGAATCTAAAATATTTTTAGGTTCAATTGTAAATTTATCATCATGTATTGCAAATGTATCACCGTCTATTTTAATTCTTATGATTTCATAATCTTGAAATTCTAATATTCCTTCAGATATATCATTAGACACTATAACTTCTAATTCTATATCAAAAGATTTATTATTTTCTGCATATGTGTATGGAATGTATACTTGATACGGTGCAACTGGCATATCTGGCAGCATTTTTATATTTTTTTCTATGCTTTTCATTATATGTTTTCCTAAAATTTGTTTTAACATCTAATGCAAATATAAGAAAAACTTTTTAAATAAAAAAATTATTTTTTTATTTTATACATTTAATTTTGCATAATCTCCAGATGTATGCACATAAACAACACCATTTTCATCTTCTGGTGTAGATACGCGTGTTATTATAATATTTATTATAGGTTCAGATATATTATTAATTTGTATATCTGTTTCAGTTGTGACATTTTTCATATTTAAGACAAATCCAAACGCTAAAGATTCACCTTCAAAATAAAATAAATTTTCTTTATTATAATTAAAATTTGGATTTGATATTAAAGATTTACTAATATATGGGATAGCTAATTCAACATAATCATAAACATCGTCATTAGAAATATTCAAATCTGTAATACAATCAATTGCATTTTTTGTTAAAATTATATTATAATTTACATTATATTTTTGTCCAGATATTGTTTTTGTTATTTTATCTAATTTTTGTTTATAAATGTATTTATATAAATCAGAATTTTCAGAGTTAAAAGTATTTAAAGTTTTACTTGTATCTCTTGTATATTTTTTAAAAGGCGCATTTTTAATGTTGTCTCTAATTGTATAATTATTATGAAAATCATTAACATCATCAATGCTTTCTTTAATTATATTATATGTTTGGTAGTTTAGTATCATATTTAAAAAATTAAATCTTTTGTCCAACTGTCAATAAATACTTCACCTGTCTTATGCGTAGGTTGTATTGCAGACCTTACTATTATATCAATATATGGTGAAAGTTGTGTATCTACTGGATTATTATTTTGTATTGCATCTGGAGAATGAAAACTATCTATTGTACAAATATACGATATATGATCACCTTTAAATGTAAAAGCAAATTTAGAATTAGGTCTTAATGTACCATTCAATAATGCTTTTGCAATGTATGGTAAAATTAATTCAATTGATTGTAAAGGATAATTTTTATCATGTATAGAACTTCTTTTTTGTAATTGATCTATAGTATGTTTAGTTATATAGATGTTGAATATTGGTGATATTGTATCTTTAATGTCTTTTTTTATATCTGCAAAATTATTTGGGTGTATAATATTATTTATTTTAGAATTATATTTTTGTTTTAATATTTCTTTATCTTTTCCCCTAAATCTTCTATTAGGTTCTTCAAAAGATGTTACAATTTTTACATCTTTTATTGGATATTCAGATTCATTAATTTGAGGTTTAGATGAATTTTTACGTTTATTTAAAAACTTATTGTAAGATTCTTGTAAAATATAATATTGTTTATAACTTAACATTTAATATAAATTATTTTTTTTAAATACCTGCTATTATACTAATAGTGGCATCATATGTACCACCAGATATATTTGCAATATTTGAAGATGGTGTACCATTATAAAACTTAAAAGTTTCTGCATATCTATTATTGCTTGTACCTGTTAATACAGTTAATCTACCTAATGGCATATTTGTACAATTACCATAACTAAAATATGTATCGTCATTTTCTATATTTTTTTCATTCATTTTAGAATTTTCATTTATTATTGCAATAAATTTTAAATCATCTGTTGCAACATTTTGTAGGAATGCATTTGCATTGAATTCTGCATATCCATTAATTGGCAATGAAACTCTAGTAGTAAATGCAGTATTAACAGTCCATGTCATATCTTTAATATGTACTTTAGAACCTGGTAATAAATTTTCATAAACTGTTATACTATCATCACGAATAACTATTTGTGTTAAATCAGAATCATATTTACTCTTACAACTTAAATTTAATGCTGCCGACATATTTTGTTATTATATAATGTATATATATTATCGTAAAATATCATATGTAAAAGTCATACTATCTGGGTCTAAACATGTTACTTCAATAATTGGAATACCTCCAGATATTTGAACTTCTATAGGTGTTAATGATGCGATTTCTACAGAATATGGACCATCTTTACTAGAAACTAGATTTTTAGAATCAGTGTATATCGATATTGCCTTATTTAACGTCATATTAAATTGATATTCGTGTCCAATTACTAATTTAAAAGATTGACCTTTTACCCACGATATAGAAGAATCATCTATAAAAATAATAAGGTTTTGTTTATTTACTAATGTAATAACATCTGTTTTTAAATTAGCATTGTTTCCTAATATTTTTAAATAATTTGAACCTTCAACTAAACCATGATTATGATATAAATAATTATTTGTACCATTTAATAATAATTTATCAAATGTTATTATTGATGAATCTTTTAAAGAATATGTACTATTTTTTGTTAATACTCTTACAATTCCAGGTATACTTCTATCTAATTCAATACCTCTACCAGATCTCAACACATCAATATTATAACTCATTTCAACTGATGTGAAATTTTTATAAATATTTAATATTTCTTGGTAATTTCTATTAATTAAATCTAATATAGAATCAGAACTTGAAATAATATCAGATGATGCTAATAAAGATTGTTCTAAATCATTTATTCTATCTGTTAAAGATTCAACATTTTCAGAAGTTAATACTAAATCTTCTAATTCATCAATTTTCGATTTTAATACTTGTATATCTGCTAAATTTGTAGTTAATGCATCCGTAGCATTTCTTAAACTTTCCAATGCTTCTAAAAATAAATGCATTGAAAAATTATTATACTCATTTACAGAATTAACGACTACTGCGTCATTTGCGTTTAAATCAAATTTTAAATTTAATTTCCATCCATACGCATTACCATTTTGTCTTGTAATTGCGTTTGGTTTATATTTTCTTTTTCTTTCAATTGAAGCACCAGTTGTAAGCGTGTCTTTTACTTTATCTAAAAATAATACACCAAACAAATTAGTAGTAGAATCTGTTGGATTATTTAAGTCTTCTAAATCATAATATACTAATATTGCATTAAAATTAAAATCAGTCGAAGCATTTGATTTATTATAATCTTCAAAAGTTTTATATGTTCCAGTTAAATTATCAGAATATGACCTTGCTAAATCGAAATCTATAACAACACCATCTAAACGAGATCTTAAAAATTCTTTATCATTTGATATTGAATTTCTATATCCTGTAATTTTCATTGAATCATTTCTAGGGTCATTTAAGCGAGTAGGTTCAGTTCTATAAGAATTCGATTCAGGATTTGAAAACCACCAACCGTCGGTATATGAGTCTTCTCCGTATTTTTTAATTGATAAAGAATATGAATCTACACCAGACGTTCCTTTTGTAAAAGAAGCATTGTCAGAATCATAATGCGCTCGTAAATCTAATCCATTTGGATGTGAATCTGAAAATGCTCTACCAACCAAATATTCTTTATTTAAAGATGACTCTGGATTATTTACTAAGATTGTATCAGATTTATAATTATCGTCATTGACTAAAGACTTAAATAATACTGTTGGCGTATTTCCTACTTCTATAGGTATCATAAAATAAAGTTCTAAAAATGAAGAACCTTGATATTTTACGCCATTCACTATATCAATAGACCCAATATATTTAGTTACTTTATCATATGTGTCGCTTTCGTCTTCTTCTACAAATCGCTTACCTATTTCTTGACGTTTATTAATATCATTAATTACTAATGAATCTTCTGTTCTTCTAGTTCTTTCACCGCCATCTTCTGGATTTCCAACATTTGCTTCTCTCCATCTTAAAGTACCCATTTCTTTTAACCATTTCCAAAAAACTCTTTCAGAAACAGTTCTATTTTTTTTAGAATCATATGATGTTTGGGAAATTAATAAAGTTTCAAAATTTAAACAATAATTTTGAAAACTTTCAGCTAATGCGGTATTCCAATCTGATGAATCTATTTTAATATAAGATGATGGTATATGGTCAATACCTAAGGTATTGATACCAGTTGTTGCGCTTTTTATGTCTGGTATGTCTAATAAAACGAATTTTGAAAATTTAAATTTTTTATTAGAATTTCCAGCCATTGAAATGTTAAAATCTTCTGAAGCTGAGGGGAATGTATAAAACGTTCCCCCGGTTCCTTTTATTGGCGTTATTAATGGTGTTGACATTTAAATAATTCTTATTTATTCTTAATATCTTTATATATTCAATATTAAATGTCAAGTCTATTTAGTATTTGTTCACATATTAAAAGAGGGTCTTTAAAATTACCATTAGGTTCACATACTTCATATATGATACAGTCTTCTATTGAAGTAATATTTACAAATTGCTTAAATTTATAAATTTCATTTGTTTTATCTATTATATCTATAGAATGTGAAAGTCCGTCGTCATTTTGAATTACAGTTTGTATGTTTGGTATTAATACCACTAAATGTGGTTTTATTTCGTTTTTATTTGGTTCTAAAAATGTAGATTCAAATTTTTTAATTTCTTCTATTACTACATTTTCCGGCATATTTCTATACATTGGTCCATATACATATTCTCCTAAATGTGAACGATTCCAAATTCCAAATTTTAGATTTCTAACTTCCATAGATTGTTTAGTATTTAACCATGTATTTTGCCAACCTTTAATTTGATAATTTAATTTATCATATTTTGGTATAGTAGACGGTGGTGACGAAAAATGATATGATATACAATTACCTAATTTATCTTGTAAATTTTTTTCTAATGTATCTTTTCCAGTATTATCTGGACCTTCTATTATTATTAAATGTTTCATAAATTTGAATTATAATTTAATATTACTCTTAAGTTTCTTTGTAGTTCTTCAAGATATTCTATTTCTATATTATATCCAACAATTCCTGCTTCAATTTTAGAATGTTTTAATAAAATATCAGAATATTTTTCATCTAATTTAGATCTTTGTTCAAATTCTGTTTTTCTTGAAGTTTCATTTGAATATTTCTTTTTATTATTTTCATCAACTTCATTTAGTATTTCTTCTTTAATTTGAGATTCACAATATGTTAATTCATCAACTATTTGATTCTTTTGTAAAATTAATGAATATCTTTCATGTTTTGCTTCTTTAATTTTTTCTGGCATTTTTAATAAATGCTCTACAATATTATCATTTGTCATTCTGACATCTCCATATATTTATCATAAAAAAGGTTACTTAATAATGCTTGATTAAAAATTTGTTTACTAATTTCATTAAATTTTAAATAAACATTTTTAATTAAATCGTCTGTAATTCCATAAATAGATTGTGCTTCAGATTCAATTGCAAATATTAATAATTCAATCAATTGATCATCATGTTGATTAAAAAAATTAATATGCATATTTTTAAATTCCATTAAATTATATGTTTCGGCGTCTTCATTTAATTTTAAAAATTTATCCATGATTGTATTATCTTTTCTATTTTCTATTATTTGACAACACCAATATAAATAATCCAATGCTTTATCTAAATCTAAATGTTCTCCTTTTTCAGTACATCTACTTATGTATTTAATCAAATTACCTTGACAAAAATTCAAATTTGGTGCAACACATAATTCAATAGGTTGAATAAAAATGCTTCTTTGTTTATAATGCTTTACTTCATTTTTTTTTAAAAATGTTTTTACTATTTGTTTTTGCATATATTCCTTAATAATGAATTGCTAAAATTTTATTTACATATGATATTTTTAAATTTTTAAGTATGTTTTCATATGTAATTCCATCGATTAAATAACTGTCATTGCCTTTTTTAATTTCCCATTTATTATTTAACCATATATTATATTTAAACATAACATTTAAAGTATCGATATTGAATAATTCTGGAGGATTTCCTGATATTACAGCAACAATTTCTTCATAATTATTAACGTCTTTTAATACACTATTATAATATGAATTTACTGGACCATGATGATATATTTTACATATTGCAGCGTCTGTATTATTTTTTAAAATACTATTATACATTTCATCTACAAATTCTGAAAATAAATAATTATCATCATCTAAAAATAACAAATAATCAAACTCAGTATCATTAAAATATCCTAATTTATTATTTATAGCATCAATACCAAATTGTCTAGCATATGCACCCCAAGTATTTGATTTTTCTTCATTTGTATAAATAATTTCAGTATACATATTTTTATATTTAAAAAACTCAGGTGACATATCTTTTTCATAGCCGTCATATACTATTAATTGATATATTTTAATATATTCATTAACTTTTTGATTTTCTATTGATTTTATACATCTTTCTAAAACTTCTAAATTTTTAAAAAGAGTTGGTGTTATTATTAAAATATTTTTTTGTTGGTCTATAGCCATATTGAATCCATTTTGTTATTAGAGAAATATTTATTAAAATTAACTTTATAAATTTTATTATCTCTTAATTGTATAATTAAATCATTGAAATCTAATTTTTGTCCATCAATCCATTCAATTATAGGATATTCTTTAAAAAATAATCTCCACAGAAATACAGTTTTCTTTTCCATTAAATATTCTCTTGATTTTTTAATACCTTCATTATCAAAATCAAATAAAAATCTAGTATTTGCTGTTTCAAATGGCGGATGATTATGAACAGAACTAAGACCGACTGAATTTTTAAATAAAAAAGAATCTATAGGTCCTTCAAAATATGTAATTGGTTTTGAAATATCGACATTCATAATATTAAAAAACCCTGAAAAATCATTTATTTTTTTAAAAGATTCATCGTTATCTGGTGGAAGTGTCCATTTTAATTCTTGATAAATTTTTTCTAATTTATAAGTTAAATATTTTGTTTTTGCATTGACATTAAAATTTCTGGTTTGATAACCTAATACCATTTCAGTATCATTATGCATATTTAAAATGAAAAGTTTATCATTATGTTCACTCCATAAAAAATTATTAAATTTTTTAAATCCACGATATTGTAAATATTTTAATTTTTTACTATTTTCAATTTCTTGTAATGAAAATAATTTTTTAAGTTCATTACGTGATACACAATAATTTTTTACATGATCTTCTATATCACTATACAAAAAATTAAGATTACCAGTATACTCATTACTATTTGAGATTATGGTACTATCTAGCATTAAATCATTTGAAATATTGCTAGATAGAAAACCGTAATCTTTCATTCTTAATAAAAAATCTTTAATTGGCATCCAAATATTACAATTATAACATTTATATGATTGTGTTTCATACCAAATGTTTCCTCTTTTTGCGTTTACATTTGATTCAGAATCCCCACAAAATGGACATGCAAAATTAAAACGTGTAGAATATTCATCTATTCTTTGCTTTTGAATTTCATCAAATCTATTTTCTAAGGCCTCTTTTATTTTTTCTTTGAGGTCTTCTGTTATATTTGAATGTTTTTTCATATTTTTATTTAATTAGCATTACTGTTATTTGTTCTGCTTTCTTTTAATTCTTTCATTTTTTTACGATACTGCGCTTGATATTCTTTTTGATATTCTTTTATTTTTTGAGCTTTTTCATCATTTATAATATATGTTTTTTGACGCTCTTTAGTCTTATTTAAAATATCATCACGATTCTCAATATAATAATTTTTCATATAATTTCGCATGTATTCAGAATTTTTCTCTTTATTTTTTTTTCTATACTCGCGTTGATATTCTCTTTGGTATGCTGTCATATCTTCTGTTTTGTTTTTCATAACTTTTTCCGTTTGTGTAACATTTTAAAAGTTAAATTTAAAAATTTTTTTCCAAATAAAAAAATTTTTTTATAAAATTTGAGAAATTTTTGAATTTTGTATAATATTTAATTCAGTTTCAAAGTTATTAGAGTACATTTTAAGTATCTCAATGTGTTCCGTATTATCTTCGGATAATATTATAGAATAACTAGATTTATCAAATAAGAAATTAAGAAAACCTACAATTATATCTTGATCTATTATATCAAATTCTAAAGTATCATTAACTTTTAAAAATTTTATAACATTCTCGTGTTTAGGTATATCTGAAAATTTTCCATTTTCAATATTGTTTGTTATGAATGATTTTAAACCATCTATTAAATATAATATGTGCTCCCTATTCAATTTAAGAATGTCATTAGCATCAAAACCCGATAATATAGTATCTGCACTTATATCAGTCCATTTCCTTAAAAATTCTAATAAAGAATATGCTTTATTTCCTATAAATTTATTTGCGTGTATTTCAGTATATTTAATTATATTATCAATATCTTTTTCATTATTTAAAGCGTATAAAAGAGATTTTGAAAAAGACGATAATGACCTTGGTGATAAATAGGATATTATATCATCATTTTCATCGTCATCAGGACCTTCTGTTAAAAAATGCTTATTAGATGTAATCCATTCTAAAATTATAGGATTTATATTTTTAATAGCATAATTGTTTAACCAATAATCAAAATCAAATTCAAATTCATAATGTATAAGTCTACCACGCATTGCCATAGAAAAATCTTCAATATGTGAATCGTCCATATTTGAAGTAGCAATAAAATATACGTTGTCATTAAATTTAAAATTATAACCTATTTCACGTTCCATTAAAATTTGCAATGCCGCATTTTGGATTTCACGACGTGCTCTATTTAATTCTTCAAATATAATAATTGTAGGTCTTTGATTTGCTTTAATTGCCCAATATGGAGGAATTTCTTTAACACAATCTTCATTGTCAATATTATCTACCTTTGGATATAAACCAATTTCACTTTCATCTTTATGTGTTAAACGAATATCAATATACTGATATTCTAATTTTTTACACATATCTCTAATAATTGCAGTTTTACCAACACCAGGGTCACCTGACATTAAAACACAACCACCTGTATTTACGGTAGAATGCATCATTTGAAAAAATGATTGTTGTAATTCAGTTAAATTTTTAAAATTTGGTATACTAGATTCAAGTAAAGGATATTTTAAAAAATTATTAGATTTCAATTTTTATCTCTCTATATTTTTTACTTTTTTGATATAATGTAGGTTTTAAATTTGTATAAACTAATATAACTTCATTTAATTTTGATAAATCTAATTTATCAATATAACCATCTGTTATAATTATAGTTCCATTTTTATTAAGTGTTTTGTTTTTTGCAATATAATCTATACCAGGTTGAAGAATTGTTCCACCACATCCTATAAAATTTAGTTTTTTAAGGTCTGACGCCTTTTCATATATTTCATGTGATTGAACTATAGTATCAACTTTAATTAAATTCATATGTAACATAGAATTTGTAATAATTCCAATAACTTCTTTTAATATATCTTTCATAGAACCTGAAACATCTGCAATACAATTAAATGACATACTAGTTTTAATATTTCCTTTAACACCTGGTATGCCTTTCTTATTCAATTTTCTAAAAGTTTTTCTTCTATTAGAATATGCAGAGTCACTCATTAAAGTCTTTAATAATTTAACTGGGTTTTCTTTTCTTTTTTTAACATCATATATTAAATTTTTAATAATTCCAGGTATATTACCTTTTAATTCATTTTGTATTTCTTTATTGATTTTATTTAATTTATGTTGAATTTCTTCTTCAGTAATATCAAAAGAATCTAAATCAAAATGCTCATCAAAATATTCGCCTTTTTTTAAATTGTCAAACATTTGTTGAGTCTCAAAATATGTATGATCTTTTTTGTCTTTATTACTAATTAACCATTCATAAATAGATTCAAATACAATTGGTCCATTATATTCATTTGGAAGTTTTATAATATTTTCAGGTTCTATAATATCCACATTGACTACCTTTTTTATATTTGCTGCTTGTTTATTTACAACCATATCCATCGCATAATTTGCAATATTTCTATCATATTTTTTAATTCTAGATAAATGTAAATTAATACAATGAAATATTTCATGCAATAAAATAAATCTAACTTCTGCTTCAGTTATATTTTCTATAAAATTGGTATTATACAATAATTTAAAACCATTTTTACTTACAGTTACCGCCATGGTTTTTATTTTATCATTTTCTTCAAAAACCATTTTAGATAAAAAATGCCCAAAATACGCTAAATTATTTTTGGGCAATATTATCCAATTTATAATATTATTCATAATAATTGGATGTATATTTTTTTTATTTATCATGTTTAATAATCACATCTAATAGGTTGTAGACAAAATAAACCTAAAGACCTCCACATATCTATAACATTTGTTCGGTCTTCAAAAACTGCAAGCACGTTGAAAATATTGAAAATAAATTCGACATATATCTGTTTTTTTATTTCAAAATTATTTCTATTATCATTTGTATTTTTCATAAAAAGATGAAAATCTTTATACTCTAATATATTATTTTTTAATCAATTATATGTAACATCTCGATAAGTTTTATTGCGTGATATTAAAAATATAATATCAACATTATCATTTGCATATAATTCTAATTTATTATTTTCTTTTGAATAACTAACTTGATTCATTATATTTTTCTCTTATTTGATTAAACTAACAATTCAAACTTACGAAAACTTTTTGACAATTCCAAATTAATTATTAATTAGTTTAATTTAATTATTTTCATCTATAATATCATAATAATAAACATCATCATCTGAATTTATTATCCATTTGTCTGATTTTGATTCACATATCCATTCTTTATTATCAACTTTCCAATCAGGTTTTTTTGGAAATGGTTTAGTAACA